AGGGTCACGGGGTGGGCAGCGCGGCGTTCAGGTGCTCGGCGAGCAGCGCACGGATCTGCGCGTGCTGAAGGCCGCCGCCGGTGCGGTGCTGGCGCTGGAAGGCGTCGATGGCGTCGTAGATGGCGGTGACGCGGTCGGGGCCCGAGCTCGCGGCGGCCGTCGGCTGCTGCGCCTCGTCGGCCAGGCGGCGGAGCTCGGCGGCGGCGCGGTGGACGGCCCGGTGCTCGGCCTCGTCCATGGGCTCCAGCCCGCCGTACTGCTCGGCGGCCTCGTCGTCGCGCTGGTGCTGCGTGGTCTCGATCGCGTCGGCAGCCTCACGGAGCACAGCGGTCCGGTCGGCGGGCAGCTGAGACGCGGCACGGTCGAGACGCTGGGCGAGGGGTCGCCAGTACTTGACCTCGCGGGTCTCAGCCGCCAGTGCCATGCGCAGCCGCTCAATCTCGGCGGTCTGATCGGCGACCACGGGCAGGACGGCGAGGACCGCGTCGGCGTGCGCGTACCAGGCGGCCCGTGCGTGCTCCCACTCGTGGCCGTCGGCGAGGAACGCCTTCGACCCGGCGTGGCCCGCCAGCGACTCGGCGATCCGGTCGCGGAGCCCGGTGTCCGGCACGGCTTCGGGCTGCGCGGCGGCGAGTTGTTGTCCGCAGCGTGCACCCTTCAGCCACTCCCTGACGTCTGCCGTGGTTACTGCCCCGCCGTCCCGATCGGCGATCACGCAGCACTCCTCGACGAACGCGAGAGCGTCCCGAGCCTCGTACAGCTCCCGGTTGAGGTCGTCGGCGAGCGTCCGCGCCTCCTCGACGGTCAGCTCGGCAGCGTCGCCGGATGCGGCGCACTCAGGCCCGCAGAACGCGTGCTCGCCCTCAACGTGGGCTTGCTCCCGTTCGTGGTTCGCGCACGGGTCGCCTGCCTCGGCATCGCAGGAGTCTGGTACTGGGCCGCACGGGCTGGTGTCCGTCTCCTCGCCGAGGAGCTGCCGGGCCACCGCGAGGGCGTCCGTGTCGACGAGGACGGTCGGTACGTCGGCGATCCGGTAGGCGGTGCTCTCCAGCCACAGCGCGACGGCGGACCAGCGCGGGTCACCGAGCTGGCGGGCGCGAACCGCGGCGGCCCGGAGCGTCTCGGCGGGCGTGGGCGTGCTGGGCATCAGACGGTCTCCTCGGACGGGGCGGGGATGGTGAGCGCTTCAAGGGCGGCGGCCATCGACATGCGGGGCAGCGCCGCGTACTCGGCCTCCCGACGGGCGCGTTCGGCGTCCTGCTCGACGGCCTCCTGGGTGGTGGCGGGGCGGTAGACGGCCACGTCGGCAACGCGCACCCCGGTGTCCCTCCCTGCGTCAAGGAGCTGCCACCTGCCGTACCGCCGGGCCCACACCAGGTCCAGGCCGGTCTCGATGGGCTCGTCGGGGTCGGGGTTGCCGTACTCGTCCGAGGCGTAGTCGGCTGCCGCACGGGCGAGGGCGGTCTCCTCGGTGGCGTACAGGCCGACGCCGTCCCAGGAGTCGGAGTTCTCCATCCAGGCAGACCAGATGGCGTGGTCGAGGGCGAGGTGGGTCGGTGCGGGCGGGACGGGGCGCGTGCTCGCCGGATTGGGTGTGCTGGTCATGGTGTGGTCCTCCGGGTGTGGTGGGATGTGGGCGCTGCCCGGCCGGATAGGTGCCGGCCGGGCAGCGTGCAGGGTCACGGGGTGGCGTGCAGCTGCGTGACAGTGGCCAGCGGGACGGCCGTCTCGCCGACCGCAGCGAGGCACGCGGCGATCACGACCAGGACCGGGGTGTCCGACGGGAACCCGACGCCCCACCCGTCCTTGCTCACCGCGGAGTCCCCGCACTCGTTGCTCATCGCCCAGCAGGCGCCGTCCTTCCGCAGAATCTCCAGCGGGTTGTCCTCGTCGCCGACCCATCCGGCGGCTTCGAGTGCCTCGGTCACCATCAGCCAGTCGTCGGCGACGGTCGTCGGCTTGGTGGCGAGTTTGTGGTCAGTGGTCATCGGGGTGTCTCCCTAGTGGTGTCGGGTGGGATGCTGGGCGGGCGGCCGGCCCTGCCGAATTCGACTCGGCGGGACCGGCCGTACTGCGTGGTCATTCAGGGCAGTCGGGCGAGCAGGGCTGCCCGTCAAGGTCGTTGCAGACGATGCAGTCGACGTCGGTGTCCGGGTCGATCTCCGGTACGTCGCTGACGTCGGTGCCGCACAGGGCAAGGTCGGGGTCGCAGCAGTAGACGTGGTCGAGGTCGCCACTGCCGGTCGTGGTGCGGTCGGGGGCTGGGGCAAGGGTGAGCATCAGGCGCTCCAGAGGGTGGGCTGGAAGGGGTGGAGGGGCATTTCCGTCTGACCGGGGATGGGTTCGGGCACGTCCGGGAGAGCCCCTGTGCGCCGTTCTGCGGCCCTACGGGGCGTGCGCCACTCCCGGACCCCACCAGACCGCCCGCGTTCGCCTGGCACCCCCTCAGAGGCCCGCGCGGGCGCATCCATACAGTCGACCGGTCCCCCTGGCGAGTCGGCATCCAACGTGCGCATCACGCCGCCTCCTGCTCGCCGTATGCGTTCAGGTCCCGGTTCGTCGACCACACGTGGCCGCAGCCGGCGCACTGGTACAGGGCGCTGACCTGGGTGCCGCGGTGCTGCTCGGCGACCGGTTCGACCTGCTGCTGCGGGCAGTTCGGGCAGTTGTCGGTCACCGGGACCTCCCTGCCCGCCGGTGGTACTGGGCGGGGAGGTCGGTGTCGCAGTACCAGCGGAGGGTCAGGTGCATGCCGTGGTCCTCGACGACCTTCCACACGGCGGTGCCGGTGCAGAGGGGCCGACCGTCCTGGGTGCGGTGGAAGTTGGTGGCGCACTCGGCGTAGTCGCTGTAGTCGGGCAGCAACCATCCGTCGGGACGGTGGTGGACGTGGACCTTGGGCTTGGTGCGTTTCACGCGGCGAGTCCTTCCTGGGTGGTGTTGGTGCGGCATTCGTCGCAGGGCGGTGGGGTGGGGCCGGTGGCGGCGGTCCCACAGGGCCAGGCGCCGGGGCGGCGGACGTGGAAGCAGGGCTTCTCGGTGGTCGAGGTCTCGCGCTGCTTCGGGGCCTTCGGGGTGATGCCGGCGGCCATGAGGAGTAGGGCGGTTAAGTCGCCTTGCTTGCGGGCTTCGGTGATGTCCTCGGGTGAGAGCTCCATCAGGTCTGCGCCATGTCGACGAAGCGGGCGTAGTGCCCCTGGAACGCCGTGGTGATCGTGGCCACCGGCCCGCCGCGGTGTTTGCCGACGATCAGGTCGGCTTCGCCGGCCCGGGGGGATTCCCGCTCGTAGGCGTCTTCGCGGTGGAGCAGGATCACGATGTCGGCGTCCTGCTCGATGGCGCCGGACTCGCGGAGGTCGGACACCATGGGCCGTTTCTCAGTGCGCTGTTCGGGTCCGCGGTTGAGCTGGGCGAGGACGACCATGGTGATGCCGAATTCCTTGGCGATGAGCTTCAGCTGCCGGGACATTTCGGAGACGGCGACCTGCCGCGATTCGGCGCGGGGGGCCTGCATGAGCTGCAGGTAGTCGACGACGACGAGCCGCAGGTTCTCGGTGCGGACGAGGGTGCGCACCTTGGCCCTGAGTGCGGGCATGGTCACGTTGGCTTGGTCGTTGATGTGTAGCGGCGCCGGTTTGATCTTCGCGGTGGCGCGGGCCATCCGTTGGATCGCAGACGCGTCATCGGCGACGACGCCTTGCTTGATGTGGTGGAGGCCGACCTGCGCTTCGGCGGAGACGATGCTATTGGCGAGCTCGGCTTCGCCCATTTCCAGGGACACGAACAGGGTGGTGATCCCGTTGTGGATGGCGGCGGCGCGGGCGAAGTTGAGGCCGATGGTGGTCTTGCCCATGGCGGGCCGGGCGCCGATGACGACGAGTTGGCCGGGGGCGAACCCGCCGCACAGCAGTCCGTCGAGGTCGACGAATCCGGTGGGTACGCGGTCTTCGTTGGCGGGCGGGGTGGTGGCTCGTTCGATGACGCCGGCGAGGAGGTCGCCTACGAGGGTGGTTTCGCCGTCGGAGGCGGCGCGGATGACCCCGTCGAGTTCGGTTTGGGCGGCGGCAACGTCGTCGTCGGGGTCGAAGGCGTCGCTGTTGCCGCGGGCGACGGAGGCGTGTCCGTGGGCGACGAGGCGGGCGGCGATGGCCTTCTTCGTGATCCGGTCGGCGTACCAGCCTTCGGAGCCGGGCTGACTGTGGTTGTACAGGTTGCGGAGCTGTTCTTCGCTGAGGGGGACGCTGGCGATGCGCCCGTCAGCACGCCATGCCTGGAGTTGGCGGGCGATGGGGATGTAGCGGATTTCGCCTTGCTTGAAGCTGGTGGAGAGTTCCTCGACGGCGAACCACACCCACCGGTACCGGTCGTCGACGATGTCGGCGGGGTCGAAGCCGGTGGCGGCGAGCTCGTCGACGATGGACGGGCGGGCCATGGCGGTGGCAACGAGGATGCGTTCGGCTTCGAAGTCGGCGGGGCGGGCGGCGAGCGTCGACTGGTCGTCGGCGGGGGCGTCCCACATGTCGGTGGTCATGCGTTGGTCTCCTTGGGGTCGGTGTTGGCGAGTTCGAGCAGTACGGCGGCGTGGCAGTGGTCCGGCTGGCCGTCGGCAGGGAGCGGGCAGTAGCAGGCGAGGTTCTTGCCGCGCAGCTCGTGCAGCCCGTCAAGGAGCCGCTTGCGGGTGGCGGCGGCCTTCTCACCCATCCACCACTGGTCGGAGCCCCGCACCCAGGAGCGGAACGCCATGTGGCACGTCTCGCGCGCCTGCTCGGGGGTCTCAGCACCGAGCCACTCAATGGCCCCGGCGAGGGTGAACGGGTTCCCGAAGCGGCTGGGCCGGGTCACGATCACGGTGTTGTCCGGCTTGCGCCACCCCTTCGTGCGGCGGCGCTGGATCCGAGTCGGCGTGGCGTTCATGCGGCGACTCCGCCCACGCGCCGGTCGGCGCCTTCGAGGAGGAACACGCCGCCGCGGCACATCTCGCCGAGGCGGGACGCGACCCGGTCGCCGACGATGTGGCTGATCTGGTTGGGGTAGACGTCGCACGTGATGAGGACGGGCCGGCGGTTGATGTACCGCTCGTCGAAGATCTCGTAGAGGCGTTCCTGGGTCCATCCGGTCGGTGAGACGCGGGCGGCGGCGAGGTCATCGACGTACAGCAGGTCGGCGTTCTGGAGGGTGCGGGTCAGCGCCTTCGCGTCGTAGTCCCGGTTGTCGGGTCGGAGGGCGTCGAAGAGGGCGGTGGACCGCCAGGTCTCGATCGACGGCATGCGACCGGCGCGGTCGACGGTGGTGGCCAGCCACTGCCGGGATGCCTGCCACGCGGTGTGGGTTTTGCCGACTCCGATGGCGCCGGTGAGGAACAGGCTTGTTGGGGCGTCCTCACGCCGGCGGGACCACTCGTCGGCTTCGGGGTGGATCACGATCGGGCCGCGGTAGATCGCGGGGGTGCGATTGAGGTAGCGGTTGATGGCGTCCTCGCGGCGTTCGCGGAACACCGACTGCCGCGGGTTGGGGATGTCATCCGAACTGAAGGGCATTGCGCTTCTCCTCTTCGGTCATGTGGCTGGTGTCGCGCTGGGCGGGAGTCGGGCCGGTGGGGCCGGACCTGCGCTGCTTGCTGAGCGCCTGGCGGCGGAGGGTTTCGTACTTGGCCCGCAGCTTGTTCGGGCTGAGGATGTGCGCCTGCCAGAAGTCGTCGGCGTGGGCCCAGTCGATGGCGGTGATGGCCTGCTCGACGCTGACTTCGTCGCGGTCCAGAAGCAGGCGGATGTCGTTGCGCCACTTGTCGGTGACGACTTGCTTCTTGCCGCCGCCTTTTTCGATTACGGCGGCGAGGTGTTCGCAGACCTGCTCGACGTCGGACCGGGGACCGGAGTTCTTCGGAGCCGCAGGCTTCGATTCGCTTCCTTTCCCTGCTCCCTGCTCCCTGCTCCCTGCTCCCTGCTCAGGGCGGAGACTCTCCGGAGTCCTCTGGGAATCCTCCGGAGAACCTCC